AACTAACATAAGATAAATCATCTTCGTTTTTAGAATTACTGTAATCTATTATTACTTTATTTTGATTATCATAAAAAAGCAAAGACGGAATGCTCAATAAATTTCTATTTTTCTTAAAATAGAATTCTTGAGTAGAAGAAAAAATCAAACCATAAAACACATCGTTTGCTACAAGATAAAATGATCTTGTATCTTTTTGAGTGTATACTCTTTTAGTATTTCTTCTAGTTCCTGACATGCATTACGAACCAATATAACTTATTAGTTGAGAACCTTCTGCCGATCTTGCATATAGAGCACTCAAATTATTACATTCTATATAAATGCTCTCTCCCGCCTCTAGTGGATAACCATCTCTTGGATTTGTAAGTAGTTGTGGACCACCAATGTAAACGAGCGCAGTATTTGTGCTATTTGCCTTTACTGTGACACCCACAAGCAATGGAAAGTTTGAATTCAATTGAGTGGCTGTTGCAGCAATTGTTTTAGTTGCGCTTGTTACTTTTGATGGTCTTATAATCTCTGATACCTTTGCTCTGATATTTCCGCCAGTTATGTCTGTTTTTATAGATGACAAAACAGCAGTATTCGTTTTAATATCAGAAAGTTTAGAAATTAACGGAGTTGTTTCAAGAGTTATTGCATTTACTATTTCAGTGTCATCAATACTTAGATCGTTAGTTACATTAACATCAAGTGGAGTTGTTGCGGTAACTTCAATCGCATCTCCATTTTCTCCTTTTACTACGATAGCAGCACCTGAAGTAGATCCAGCAACAACAAGCGGTAAATTGTTATGATTAAATACACCAGTACTTGCTCCAACATTTATTGTGGCAGTAAATCCTGAATTTGTCAAATAAACATTTAATGCATTTGATGTTGAATTTAATGTTGCACCAGATGAGTCATACAATCTGGTTAGTACTTTACTTCCAAGGTCAGAACCCAACACAGAAACAGTGTCGGTTACTGAATTAAGATATCTACCACCACTGATTGTTACAGAACCAGTAACACTTACACTATCGTTTGATGATGAAAGATATCTACCACCAGTAACTGTAATTGGTTGTATGGTTATTCCGGTTGATCCAGCACCTCCAACGATTACTGGTTGACGAAGGCTGACACTTCCCGTGATGGCAACAGGAACGCCATTTGTAACACCTTGAATATTACCAGTTACTGGAAGTTGATACCCAGTGCTCCCTCGTACATAAACAAAACTAGATCCAGTTCCTGTGTTTGTGACTGTTACAGTTCCAGAAACAGAACCAGAAATACCCAAAACAGTGCTCGGGTTGGTCGAATAAATATTAACTGGAAGTGGTGTTGATTGGGAAACTCTAAATGCTTCGCCGCTGGTTCCCCACATCATTTTCATGATTTGAACGTGTGCTGCGTCACCGCTTAGCCCATTGACATATAGATAGTCAGTTGCTATACTTGCGGTGTTACCAGAAACGTCAATTGTCAGATCTTTGTCTGTGTCTGCCATCCGTATTCTCCGTATTGATAAAAGTATGTATAACTATGAAAACAGGAATATAAATGATATTTGATACCGAAAAACAACAACAGTTTTGTAAAAAAATAGAAAATCATGTAAAACGATGGAATGTAACATATCTCGAAGCCATAGTTGCAGTTACGGAAGATATGAATATTGAACCTGAAGTTGCAGCCAAATTTCTCACCAAACCAATCGTAGAGAAGATTCAAGAAGAGGGACGGCAAATAAATCTTCTCCCAAAAATAAAAAATAAACTTCCAATCTAAACTTTATTTGTTATAATTACATATGTTCGTGGCGGGTAGTTCCCGTCTTAAACATTAGCAATGGGTAGATCCCATAAAGGAAAAAAAATGTCATCATTTAACGATTTTAAGAAGAAGTCAAAAACAAGTATTAGCGATCTTACTAAGGCACTAGAAACTCTAGAAGGTAAGAAGGATTATAAGGATGACCGTTTTTGGCGTCCTGAGCCAGACAAGTCTGGAAACGGATATGCAGTTCTTCGATTTCTACCATCACCAAAGGACGAAGAACTACCATTTGTAAAAGTATATTCACATGCATTTCAGGGAAAGAATGGTTGGTTTATTGAAAACTGCCTTACTACTAATGGTGGCAAATGCCCTGTGTGTGAATTGAATAACGAACTATGGAATAGCGGAATTGAAGATGATAAGAATATTGCGCGAGATAGAAAGCGTAAATTGACTTATATCTCAAATATTCTTGTTATTAAGGATGAAGCAAATCCTCAAAATGAGGGAAAAGTTTTCCTATTCAAGTATGGCGTAAAGATCTTTGATAAACTCAAGGAAGCAATGTATCCTGAATTTAAAGATGAAGCCGCAATTGATCCCTTTAATTTTTGGTCTGGAGCAGACTTTAAGTTGAAGATTCGAAAAGTTGCTGGTTATACAAACTATGACAAGTCTGAATTTGCTCCTGCATCTCCACTCTTCGGTGGCGATGATGCTAAACTAGAGACTCTTTGGAATAAGCAATACTCTCTCCAAGAGTTTGTTTCAGCAAAGAATTTCAAGGAGTATGCTGCTCTCAAGACTAAGTTGTATGAAACTCTTGGTGATGACATTCGTTCTAACACAATGGAAAATCAGTCAAGAGCCGAAGACGAAACCGAAACACCTTTTGATGCTCCCAGTCGCAGCAAGCCTGCTCCAAAGAAGAAAGAACCGGCTCCAACAGATGAGCCGGAAGAGGAGATGGATTCTCTGTCTTACTTCCAAAAGTTGGCTGAACAATAAGAAATTCCCCCGAGAAATCGGGGGTTTTTCTTTTTAACCATATTCTCTTCTATAATTTGGCAGCATAAATGAATCATCTGCTGTTTTTCTGTAGATATCATATTGATGTAATATTGTGGTAACTGTTGTTGGATTTGCCGAATTACTTTGAACAATTGGAAGAACCGGTTTTTGTTCATCGCTACCACCTAATAATCCTTTTATTCCCTTTCCAATCATTGAAGCAGGATTCAATGCACTCATTGCACCTAATCCTGCACCTAAACCAGAAGCGATACCACCTAATGCTGCTCCTGCACCACCCATTATCCCCCCCACAGCAGACGCAATTCCACCGCCGGCCGATCCACCAGAACCTCCTTCTTCTGCTTGAGGCTGATCCGCAACCGGGAGTGGTTCAGATGCAGTAGATGGGACAGCAACTGTCGCAGAAGTACCTGGCTGGCTACCAACACCAGCCAATCCAGAAGATTTAGATGCTATAGATGTAGCTCCAGATTTAATATTTCCAGCAGCATTTTTTGCCATATTTTTTGCGGTTGATCCTAAGCCAGATTTACTAATTGCACTAGTTGCTTTTCCTATTTTTGATAACATTCCTAAGAAATGTGCGGATGCTTGAAGTTCAAATCCACCGTCAGATTTACGTTCAATTCTGTTTGCAATTGATTGATTTTTTACCATAGAAAGAATAGATTTGGCGTCATGTTTTGCTACTAAAACATTTGTTATGGTTCCAAGATCATCTTTTGCTTTTATTTGAATTGGTTTTATTTCTTTTTTTAGTTCTGTTTTTGGTTTAGTATCTGTGGTTGTGATAAGATTAGTTTTTGTTTTTATGTGTTTTATTAAATCTACAGGAACTATGGAATTGTCTATTTGATTAATAGTTTCTTTTCCCCGTTCCCCCACTAAAACTAATTCTTTTTTGGTGGCATTCGGTTTTTTAATTGTTATTAATTTTGCTTGCTCAAACCCACCAGCACTCGTTGCATTTGGTTCTAGTTTTGCCTCTATAGATGGAAGAGAAGTTGTCTGTTTATTTACTAATATTGATGAAATTAATGAATTTTTAGTATTATTTTCTTTTAATTTTGGTTTAATTGCAGAGTTAACTCCACTATTAACTAATAATTTTGGTTTAATTGCAGAGTTAACTGCACTATTAACTAATAATTTTGGTTGCAGTGTATTTTTATTATAGTTTGCTGTCAATTTTTGTTCATTTTTTACGGAATTAAACAAAATTGGTTGTGTAATTGAACTTAGTTTTGCTGTTTTTGGTAAAACAGGAGTGGGTTTTATTAAAAAATGAGAAAACTTTTCATTAGTTTCCTCATTTTTTTCTTTTTCAATTAAATCTGGAAGAATTTTTAGAGTAGTGGATGGAGAAATATCAACAGTTTTCTTTGCGTTGTCAAAATTAAAGAAAGGTATGTTAATTTTATTCGCTTGTTTTCTTATAATTTTTTTAATTTGTTCTTTTTTTGTAGGCTTCATGGCTTTTGATGATTATTTTAATTCTTCGTTTAGATTTTCTATATGTTTTCTCATCATGTCCACGAATAAATTTCTCTCCCACGGTAGCATTCTCTCTATTTGATCTATTGGCACTTTATGTTCAAAAAATATTTGAAAATTTATTTTAAAAATAGAGATTAAATCGGCATAACCAAGAATAATTCTAAAAAATCAGAAAATCCTCTTATTGTTAGTGTTCTTTCAACCCCATCTTTTGTTTTATACGGTATGGTGTATTCAATTGTTGGTATTTCTTTCAAAAAAGAAACTAATATTTTGAATTGTTTTGCAGTTAATGACTCAATAAACTGTTGAACTTCTTCGTGAGGTACATCTTTTGTGTAATAAACTTCTTCTTTTGCATGTATTTCAGAAACACACAATGCTAGTAATTCTAACACTCCCTCTTCTTCTTCTTTAAATTCGAATTTATTTAACTTTAAATAAGTGTCAAGAGTTGGTTGTTTCATTACAACTGTAATATTCGAATCTAACTTTATCTTGTCATTTATTTTTTTATTTGATATTTTTACGTTTTGTAAATTAATAGAAGAAACAACTCGTTCCTGTGTTTCTGGGCAAGTTAGATAACATTCAACAATTTCTCCTAGCGATTTTTCTCTTATTTTTAAAAACAAATATTCTAAATCACAAAATGGTAGAGATTTACAGTCATCATTTGGAATGCCAGTGGTACAAGAGTTGATTACTTCTTGAACCGTTGTCATTAAATTATCAAATGATGAAGTTTCCTTTGCTATCATGAGATTTTTTTCTTCTCTAACAACAAATGGTCTAAATGTTACTCTTTTTTGGGTTACTGGTAAAATTTCAGTATATTTTGGTGTTTTTTCAATCAATAATTCTTTAAGCATAATTACCTCAATAATATTTATTAGTTATGCAAGCATGTCATATGTGTAACGTGAATAGAACATATTAACAGTAAATTTCATTGTAGAGTTCATCATTGTTTCATCGAATTTAGTTGGTATTAATTCTAAAGGAAAACATTCATACAATTTGTATCTAGCATTTACTTTTGGTGAATTTCCTCTATTCTGAACAGATAATGCTTCTATCTTTATCTCTCCGGTTGCATTTTCAACAAAATTTATTCTATTTACATAATCTGAATCAGAATGTCCAAATTCATCAGTAAAAAGTGAAGAAATCCAATCTTCAAAGTATTTTCTGCTCGCAAAAGATTCCTCAATTACAAATTCCATGAGATTATTTACATATTCAACCCCATAAGGCATACCAATTGGTGAGGCAACACCAGATAACATATCTGCATATGCTTTAACTCTTCTTGATGGTAGTTGAGACATACTACAGATAAATTCACCTTGTTGATCTTGATCTTTTCTCTTTATTGTTACATGATATCTGTTTGGGAGTTGTATCCCACCTTGAGAATTTATATAGTTTTGAAGAGTGGAGATTGAGTGTTCGTAAAGACTCATTTGGTGGTTCCTCTAAAAAGGTTGTTTTCTGTCAAAACCATAAACTTCCATCCGTTTTTATCACAAAAATTTTTAGCAGAATGCCATTTAGACTTATTTATCTCATATTGAATAGTTTCAGTTAAAAATGTTTTACTA